GTTCTTCTACGCGATTGAAGATACCAAAACTTGGAGAAGGTGATGAACATCGTAATCTATTCCAAACCAAACTGTTCTTGGTGCGTTAAGGCTAAAGAACTGATGAACAAGCTGCATCTTAAGTATGATGAGAAGAAGCTTGATGAAGACTATACGCGAGACTATCTCAGAGCATTGATCTATGGTGATAGTCCTGCATCGTTGAATCCACCCTTGACAGTGCCGCAGATTTTCGTTAATGATAATCGCATTGGTGGTTACGAAGACTTTGCTGATTGGTGTGATAATCACGGATATGGTAATGGACAGTGATAGATTTCCAGATACAAAAGCAAACACATATGCATTCGGTGATGATGAATGGAAAAAGATTGTGTCAGAAAGTGCTATATCTATCAATCTCAGCCCACCCGTATCAGAGTGGGAATGTGTTATAATTAGTAATGGTCAGTGGTCCACAACATTTCGTCCTGTGAAAGGAAGTGAACCCAACTGGTTTCATCGCAAGATGCAAGAGTTATGTTTTGGTATTAAATGGAGAAAGGTAAAGTAATGTATAACGTGAGTGTGAAGCGGAATATGGAAATTGACCTTGAAGCTGCTGGCAATCTTGTTGCTCAGGTTCTCAAGGAAGACTTTGAATTTGTCTGTCAGGAGCTTCATGAGTTGAAGCACAAGATGGGCAATCTGAGGGACTTTGAGATTGAAGACTTCAAGCGTAATGCTGAGGTTCATGATGCTATGAAGGTTCTTCTTGGCTACTACATGACCAAGGGAGACTATGACGAATTCATGGAACTTCAGAGGGTATATGGCAATGTTTGATAAAGAAACATTGAAGAGTGAACTTCAGTCTTTTGTCGCAAAGATTACTTTTACAAAGGCTGACGGTTCAAACCGTGAGATGACTTGTACTCTCAAGCCATCATTACTTCCTGAAGTAAAGTTGGTAGAAGCACATGTGCCGCGAAAGCAGAACGATGATGTACTCGCCGTATGGGATTTAGATAATAGCGCATGGCGTTCTTTCAGGCTTGATTCTATTATTGAGGTTCAGCTACAATGAAACGAATTTTAGTCATCCAAGCTGCTGCCGGCCCAGATTATTTGGCAGACCATCTAGCACATTGGCTTTACTTAGATGACGATTTGAAACTTTTTACGAATCGTCATCCAGAATATTTGTTTGATGATTATCCAAAGAGTATGCCTTTGTCTGGTGGTGGCTTTACAGTATACAGACAAATTCCACATGATCGAAAGCAGCACATAACTCTTTTAGATGCTGAGACTATCACGAATAACATTCGTGAGAAGTTATTCGATTATATCATTTGGACAAGCGGAAGACGTTGCCAAGATTTTCTTCATGAAGCAGTTAAAATTGGATACGATAAGAGTAAATTGAATGTTGTTGATGGTGAAGATGATATTTACGGTTATACCTCACCATATTATACATACTTCAAAAGAGAACTTGTAAATGATAGCGCATTGCCTATCTCATTCAAATTTCCATCTTGTCATCCAATGCTTAACAAGCCCTACATTCAAAAATCTAGGTTGTTAGCTAACATTGATCCTCGCTGGCAAAATTCTTATATAAACGGTCTAGAGCCTACTCATGTAGACTATCGATACAAAGAAGAAGAAGACTATTATAGACAATACCAAGAATCGCTCTTTGCTTTTACAACAAAGAAGTCAGGATGGGATTGTATGCGTCATTATGAAATTATTGCCTGCAACTGTTTACCTGTTTTCCCTGATTTTAATTCAGCACCAACAAATACGATGATTGAATGGGACAGAAATTTACAATCACGTGTTAATGCTTTGTGGTTGCACATGTCTCAGGTAAATAGTAAGATAGATATTGGTGAATGCATGAATAGTTGGTCGGAACTCATGGAAGAATTTCATCAAATCTTTTCAACTAAAATGAAAACTGAGCATTATAAGAACACATTCAGATTTGATATATAGGAGTAGAGAATGTCGCATCCACATAAGAATAGACCTCGAAAGGGTCGTCGTAAGATCGGTTCAAAGAAGCGAAAGGCACGCAACAGAAGGAAGAACTAATGTCTAAGGGCAGGGCTGAACGTAGGCATCATCATGATAGAATGCTGAATAAGGTCAAGAAGTTTTTTTGGTATAAAAATTGGTTCTCAGGTGAAGAACACAAGGAACAGCATCAAAAGAGAATGGCCGAAACGCGAAAGCCCTGCTCTTGTTATGTGTGCGGTAATCCTCGCAAACACTGGAAACAAAAGACTATGCAAGAAAAGAAATTTGATGAGTATGAGATTGAATAATGTCAGCAGATAATGGCGTGTATATTTTAGAGACTAAAGGTCCAGAGTACAGGGTTGCGTATGGTCAGAACATAGACGAAATTTATGGTGAATTCTCAGATGAGAGTCTACATTGGCAAGGTGACCCACAATCAATGATTGACTTCTTTGGTCAAGCCGTTGTTTTCCTTGATGAATTTGAAGCTATTGACAACGCAGAGCAAATTGCGCTACAATACGCATATCTCGAAGACGGGATTTGCGTCATCCGAGACTTCAAAGATTGGGACTTCAACTCGTTAAAGGAAAAATATGTCCAAGAAACCGAAAGCAATCCGCGGTAAGTTTGCAGATGAGAAGCACATGGGCGCTGAACCCGATCTGCGCGGCGAAGTTTCGAATTCAGATATCATCTTAGCCTACAATTGGTATAACTACTTTTACGACTCCGCTCAGGCTAAAGAGTGGGTCATTGAATATTTGAAAGAATTTCATAAGACAGAAAAGGATCTAATTAAAAATGCAAACAGAATTGATGATAGTCGCTGCCGCACTAATGGTTGGAATTGTCGCATATTGTTACTGGGTGGTAACCTCCCAGATGGCATCAAAGAGCGAAACGAAGCGCGAATCCGTGCCCTTGCCGATGAAGCCAACACCAGTGATCGAGGAAGAGACACAGGTGGCGCCGAAGCCGAAGAAGAAGTCGGCACCAAAAAAGAAGAAGTCGCAAAGCAAGTAATCTCTATTCAAGAGCGTGTAGCCAATCGCGCCAATGACCTGATCGCCAACATTGAAGAACAGATTGATGTGTTCTATCGTGATGGCACTCAGTTCAAGGCGTCCGATTGGCTCTCTCAGAATGATGTGAAGCCTGCTGTTGCACAATACATTGCAGACTATTACAAGCCTCTCTATTCTGAACTCTTTGATGCTCTTTCGGGTAAGGTGCCTGATTTGCGTGAAGCATACTCTCACTACACTAAGCCGAAGCTGAAAGCTTATGTAGAGTTTATCAAGTCTATTGTGTCTGCCGCTGAAACTCGTGCAGTCGTAGCAAAAGTTGAACGCAAGCCTCGTAAGAAAAAGGTCAAGCCTGCATCCGCTCAGGTTGCTAAACTCAAGTATAAGGAAAAAGATGAAACACACAATGTTATTTCAGTCGATCCGAAACAGATCATTGGATGCAATCAGCTTTGGGTGTTCAATACCAAATATCGAACTCTATCTGTTTACAATGCTATGGGTCCTGCTGGACTTGGCATCAAGGGCTGCACGGTAATTGGCTACGATGAGAAGACTTCCATCGTCAAGAGACTTCGCAAGCCTGAAATTCAGTTGAAGAAGCTTCTTGATGGTGGTAAGGTCGTTCTTCGCAAGTTCATGGACGAAATCAAGTGCAAGTCCAAAGAAGCAAGTGGTCGCATAAATAATGAGACAGTTCTTCTAAGGATCATTAAATGACAGACAACGTATTTCAATTCCCCAAGGACAAGATCGTTCGTGAAGTTCCTCCAAACATAGATGAAATAGAAAAGCACCGAGAGCGAGGCAGACAAAACTATGCTGAGGATGTTGTAAATGACATTATTGAAAACTTGGTTGTGCTTTTGGACTCTTACGGTGTTGATCAAGACGGTAAACACTTCGAACGTGACTTCACATTTTCTATAGATGCAATTCGATCAACAATCTATCGCGCGATGAATGTAGATCATACACTTCATGACTTTATTGATAAGCATGTTTCGATTGTGAAGAAGGATGACAGTGGTAATATTGTAATTGATGATCCAATTGAAATGCAAGAAATCGTGCTGCAAAACATGGTCGAAAAAGATCAGGTACTCGACAAAACAGAATGAGAACTATATAATAGTATAGTTTACAAAGGAAGTTATTATGGCAATTCTGATTGACCTAAATCAGGTGTTGATCTCAAATCTCATGCAGCAGATCAACTCTAATCCAAAAATGAAGCTTGATGAAAATCTCATTCGGCACATGGTACTCAACAGTCTTCGCTCACACATTACTCAGTTCAAAGAGAAGTATGGTGAAGTCATCATCGCATGTGACAACAAGAGATTTTGGCGCCGCGATGTTTTTCCACTTTATAAAGCAAACAGAAAGAAGGCTCGTGAAGAGTCTGGTTTTGACTGGACTTTGATCTTTGAAACACTCAACAAAATCCGTGAAGAGTTGAAGCTACACTTTCCATACAAGGTAATTGATGTTGAAGGTGCAGAAGCTGATGATGTTATCGGTGTGCTGGCTGCACGAAAAGCACCACATGAAGAGGTGCTAATTCTATCTTCAGATAAAGACTTCGTTCAGCTTCAGAAGTATGCCAATGTGAAGCAGTACAATCCTATTCTCAAGCGTTATGTTGAGACTGATGATCCATACAAGTATGTTAAAGAGCATATCATTCGAGGTGATCGTGGTGATGGTGTACCAAATTTTTTATCGGCAGATAATGTCTTTGCTCTTGGTGAAAGACAAAAAGTCATAAATACAAAGAAGCTTAATGAATGGCTTAACAAGTCTCCTGAAGAGTTTTGCACCACTGAAATCATGCTGCGAAACTACAAGAGAAATCAGATGCTGGTTGATCTTGACTATATTCCTGAGACGATCAAGAGTCAGATTGTGGACTGTTATGATAACATCAAAGTGGCAAGCAGGTCTAATCTGGTCAACTATTTCGCAGAAAAAGGTCTGAAGAACCTATTTGATGTTATACAGGAGTTTTAATGAGTAAGAAAAATATTTATGAGGTGTTTGATGATTTCGTCAATGCACCCACTCGTGAAGCCAAGATAGATGTTCTGAGAAAGAATAGTGGCTATGCACTGGATGCTGTGCTTCGTGGCACATTTCATCCACAAATCAAATATGTCTTTAACGATATCCCCGAATATAAAAAGTCTGATGATCCACCTGGATTGAGCTATACATCAATTCATCAAGAGCTAAGTCGAGTGTATCTGTTTGAAGAAGATAATCCAAGAGTTGCAAGCGGTTTGACTTTAGACAGAAAGAAGTATCTTTTGATTCAAATGTTAGAAGCACTAGAAGCAAAAGAAGCTGACATACTTTCTGGTATGCTAATGAAAAAGCTGCCAATAAAAGGACTAACATATAAGATAGTACAAGAAGCTTTTCCTGGAATGCTACCTGATATTTGATTGATCTTTGTTATGCTGTTTCACAAGGATCGAAATGGCAAAAAGAAAGCGCAGAACAAAGCTAGAAAAAATTATGAGCGAAGACTGTGAATCAATATACGAAACAACGATTGAGGACTGCCAAGAATGGTTCAAAGTCCTCAATCGCGAACTCTTTGAAAACAACCTCCCACAAATTAATGAAATCGACATTCGCTGGCGCCGTGGTGCTTATGCATACTATGACTATGATGAAAGACGATCAAACGGTACCTGCAAGTTGCTCATGAGCAAACGATATAAATCAAAAAAGTTTTTTATTGAAATCTTGGCGCACGAAATGGTGCACCATTATCAATACATCAATAACGAAGGGATAGGTCACGGCTCTTCGTTTCTTAAATGGCGTGACAAGTTTAACAAGAAAGGTTTGAACCTCGCAAGGTCTTATTAGCATGAAGTACAAAAAGAACCAGTATGGAAATCATGAAGATTATGACGATGAAGAATATTCTGATCTTAGAAAAGGTCAGAAAAGGCGCCCGATCCGCAACTGGAAAAAGGCATGGGTAGAGCATGAAACTGAGGCTGATGCCGTAGACGATTTCTATACCAGACGCTAAGTCTTTGATTTAGCTCGACCATCTTTTTTGAAGATTTCTCTTGCAAATGATTTCCGTTTGCAGTATATTCTTCTCAACAACGACACAGAGGAGACTACTGAATGGCTATCACTCGCATGGTTTCTGAGAAGTACGAAATGGTCGACGGAAAGTACACCAAGGTTGCTGAAGCTTATCCCGAAACTCTCGCTCACGGTTGTGTTCTTGAGACTGGTACACGCTCTGTTCGTATCATGTCTGACATTTGGGGTTCTGAGAAGTACGCTGTCTACTGGGACGCTGAACAGTCCAAGCCCGTAGACGTTTGGCTCGACACTTGCGACTACAACTGGATGTGGGGTGACAAGGTTTCTGCGACTGTGGACGCCACTCCTGAAGTCAAGGAAGCGTATCGCCACTATCGCGTAAGCAAGCAGTTTGATCGTATGCTTGAAGACGCAAAGCACAATGCAAAGCAGATTGAGAAGGGTTGCGTTGCAAAGGTTACTCGCGGTAAGACTGCCAAGGGTACTGAAGGCAAGGTGATCGCCGTGATCAAGGCTAGCTATGGCATGGGCTATCGCGCTTCTGTTGAAAACAAGCTTGGCATTGCAACTTCTGATGTCATGTACAAGAAAGCTCTTCCCAACGGCAAAGTGGTCGATGCTCACAAGGATGTCGTGTGGGTCTGGGCACGCAACTGTGAGCGCGTAGACGTTGCTGAAGTCAACGAACATGAAGTGTGGCTTCAGGCCGAGAAGCATTTTCCTAAGGCCGCTTGACAGCGGCCCTAACTTCCTGTATAACACTCTCATAGTCAACACGGAGTTCGCATAATGGTTGCTCGTTCTTTCAAGTCTAGCACTAGCTTCGACAAGTCTCTTGAACTTCTCATTAATGAAAATGATGATGGTCGAAAGACAAATTCTGTATACAGCGGTTTCCGCTCTCTCAAGGAAGCAAAAGACTTTGTTAATTGGTGGGAAGGTGTGTGGGGTTGGGGTTACATGGGTTCTGCTAGTGTCTCTTCCGATTTGACTGTTCACACTTCTCGTTATAACTCTTGCGACTAAGGAGATATACATGACTGTTGACAAGATCCGAGTTTTTGACTATCTTGAAGCTCTGCGGCAATCAGGTATCACCAACATGTTTGGTGCTGCGCCCTATATCGAACGGGTATTTGATGTCCCGCGCAAGGAAGCCGTATCTCTTTTGGTTGAATGGATGGAGATTAAGTCGAATGGCTAAGGTCAAGGACTGGTTGATGGAAATGGAATCGCACGTGTGGACTGCTATGGAACTTGGTCTTCCTCGTGCAAATGTTTACTCGTATGTCTGCACTCAGATGTACGGCGCCTCTGAACGTGATGTAGATAGCATCATCGATCAGATACAGAACCACTATTATGGCTACACGTTTAACGAGAATGGAGAGATGAAGTATGCCACAAGCGAGTAAGCACGGTAAGAGACCTGAATTTGTTGCACTTGAACTTTTCGAGCGACAGATCATTGTGACGCCCTCTGAGGTAGATCAGTATGTGGGTACAACTGGATATACGTCCAAGTATGTGTGCTTTCTGAAGAGAGACGGTCACCAGTTTGAAACCAACAAGGATGGTCGGAGGGTCGTGTCCTATGTCTATAAGGGAATGACTAAGGCTGGTGCTAAGAAAGCTGCCAAGGCTGCTCCTAAAGCGTCCAAGAGCAAGCCAGAGAAGATTGCAAAGGTCAAAAACGCAGTCGTCAAGAAGCCTAAGGTCTCTGTAGAAGAGAAGCTTCTACAGGAACTGGACATGATGCCTCTTCAGAAAGATTTCAGTTCCAGTTCTTTTTCTATTGACTCCGAGTGGGATTCAATGGATAATGTTGACGTTACAAGTCTTGTTAGGTAAGGAGATATAAATGACTAGTAGTAAAAAGATTATGGCGGGTGCTGGCTTGATTGGGCTTGGTGTGATTATCATCATCTTTGGGCCGATTGCTACAATCTGGTCTTGGAACCAGTTGTTCGGTGATATCGAGATGCTTGAATATAGTTTTTGGAATTGGCTTGCAGTAATCGTAATCGGCATGTTCTTTCGCGGTGCCAAGATTGAGAAGGTAAAGTAATGTATCGCGATTATCCTGAAGTTGACGTTTCTGTTTTGATGCATCGCACCATCACCAATCTACAACAGAATGGTGATGACGAATTGCTGTTCACCATGGACAATGGTGACCGCTACATCATGTATCATTCACAGGATTGTTGTGAGTATGTGCGAATCGAGGACATTGATGGCGACCTCAATGATCTTGTAGGCTCGCCAATCTTGCAGGCCGAGGAAGTGACTGGTGAAACCCAAGATGCCTGGGAAGAAGACGAACGGCAAGATTCCTACACTTGGACATTCTACAAGTTTGCGACCATCAAGGGTTCCGTAACCCTGCGTTGGTTGGGTGAGTCCAACGGTTACTACTCTGAGCGTGTTGATTTTGGAAAGGTTGAAGATGATGAATAAACGTTGGTTACTTGCAGGGCTTGCTGCTCTGCCTTTTATCGGTGTTGCTAATGCATCTGGCAAGAACTCTGCTTCGTGGCGTGTTCCTGCTGGTGTTAAAAAGATCCGTGTTCGGTCTTGGAATGCAGACGGCAGCAAGGATCTAGACAGGACTCTGAGTGTAGAGCCTGGTGACTTTTTTCGTATTGATGCAATTGAGGAATAATGAAATGATGAAGCGTGTTCTTTCTACTCTTGGTATTGTTGGTGTTGCTCTCGGTCTTGGTGCATGTACGGATGCTGAAATGGCATCACAGAACATCTCTAAGGCTGCGGACTATTTTGAGATTAATCGGCGTATCATCTTCTACAATGGTATCACCGATAACTATATGCTGACTATTGAGGGTCGGTGTTCTATCAAGAAGGACAATCAGGACAATCAACTTGAAGTGACATGTAAGACGAGTCCGACGGAATACAAGAAGCATTTTCTTGGCATTTCGGATAACGTGACTTACTTCGTAGAACAGTTGGAAAATGCCAACGTGAGTGTCTATCAGTATCGCGTGGTCTTCAAGCCGTCTGCTATTATGCCTGACATTGAAGTAAAGTAATGGGTGACATTATTAAAATGGCAGAAGCCCGCAATGAATTTGCTT